AGATCCAGAAAACGATACTTGGCACGACGTTACGAGACGTGAAACTATTGAAGGAGCAGAGCAAGCTATTGATGGTTCAGTAGAACACTATGCTAAGAAAGTAGATTTCTTAAAAGGTCCTAAAGTCGTTAAAACCTTTAAATAATCAAATTAAATTAAATTAAATGATAGTAAAAAATCTGAACTTTGGTGGTACGGCCAGAGAACAGGTATTTAAAGGAATAGAAAAACTCACAAATGCTGTTAGCTCCACATTAGGAGCTAGCGGTAAATGTGTAATTTTAGAAGATGCACAAGGTAATCCTATTATTACAAAAGATGGAGTTACTGTTGCTGATTCAATTGTTCTTTTAAATCCTGTAGAAAACATGGGTGCAACATTAATTAAAGAAGCTGCACGTAAAACAGTAAAAGAAGCTGGTGATGGTACAACTACAGCTACCATACTAGCACATGCTATACTAAAAGAAGCATACACACATTTAGATAAATCAAATACTAGATTAATTAAAGAAGGTATTTTATCTGCAACAAATAAAGTTATAGCATATTTAAACAAGGTATCAGTACCTGTTGAAGACAAAATAAAAGAAATTGCTACTATATCAACTAATAATGATTCCGATCTTGGAGAAATTATAGCTGAAGCATTTATCCAAGTCGGAAAAACCGGTGTGGTAATTATGGAACCATCATCATTGGGTGAAACTCAAGTAGATGTAGTTGAAGGAGTAGAATATGATAAAGGATTATTAAACCCTAATTTTATAACTGATAAAGAAAAAGGTGTTTGTGAATTAGATAATCCATTAGTTTTGATAGTTGATTCAAAAATAGAAACTATTAGACAAATACAAAATGTATTAGAATACGTAATTAAAAACAATAAAGCTTTATTTATTATTGGTGATGTAGAACCACCAGTGTTATCAGCATTAGTAATGAATAAAATGAAAGGTAATATAAAAGTTAATATTGTTGATCCACCAGCTTTTGGTTTAAAACGTAAAGAAATACTAGAAGATATTGCATTACTTACAAATTCACAAATAATAAATGAAGACTTAGGTGATGATTTAAATACAATTGAAGTTGACTATTTAGGTACATGCTTAAAAACAACAACTGGTAATGATCAAACTATTATACAAGTTGAAAGTGTTAGTGAAGAAGTTGAAAATATAATTTCTGATATAAAAAATAAGTTATCTAAAAAATTAAAAGCTCATGAAGTTGTAATGTATGAGCATAGATTAGCTCGTTTATCTGCTAAAGTCGCAATTGTAAAAGTAGGTGCAAACTCAGATATAGAGTTAAAAGAGAAACAAGATAGAGTTGAAGATGCTATATGTGCTACTAAAGCCGCTATAAAAGAAGGTATTGTTCCAGGTGGTGGTGTTGCTTTATTAAATGCAGCATTAAAAATAAAAGAAGCTAATGTTGGAGAAGAAATTTTAACAAAAGCAATTCTAGCTCCTTTTAAAACAATACTTGATAATGCTGGAATAAAAGCAGAAGTTCCTAATAAAGAAGGTTATGGAATTAATGTAGTTACAGGAAATATGGTACACATGATAAAAGAAGGTATTATTGACCCATTGTTAGTCACTAAAAGCGCGCTAACAAACGCGGCTTCTGTAGCAACTACAATTTTATCAACTGATTGTGTAATTAATAACGTACGTGTAGATGAAAGCAGTAGGAAATAATTTAATTATACAAAAAATAGAACACGCTATTACTAAATCAGAAGGAGGTTTATTGTTAAATAAAAATGATAGATCTGATATTAGATACATTGAAGCTAATATTATTTCTGTAGGTGATGAAATAAAAGGTTTAAAAGAAAATAATACTATATTCTATGATAGACATGCTGGTCATTCTATTGAAATAGATAATAATACTTATCAAGTTATTAAGGCGCAAGACGTCGTCGTTGTTTTATGAAAAGGCTATCGGCAGGAGATTTAAAAAATCTTAATCTGCTTAAACACTATCGCATTATCCGTAAGTGGGCTTGTAAAAATAACGGCTTAACTGATGCTGATTTGGAATTACTTATTTATTTAGACTGTATAAATATGTTTACTATTAATGATTTTAAAATAGGTACATATTCATATAGCTGGGACAATAGAAGGTGGAATAAATTAATTCAAAATAATTGGGTTGTAGTATGGCGTCATAGAAATAGAACAACTCAAAAATATAATATTTATAAAGTTTCTTTTAAAGGTAAACAATTAATACAAAGAATTTATCGTATTATGCTAGGTGAAGAAGATATACCAACTAGCGAACGTAGAAACTCTATAATGAAAGGTAAAAGTTATATAGATAGAGTACTACAAACATCTATATACAATGTAAATAAAGATAAAGAAAGATGAGTACAAGTCCAATAAATTTCGGCATGATGTCAGCTGTAGGTGGAATAGCCGGTATGATGAGTGGAGCATACGGTAATATGTCTGATCAAGATCTAAGAGCGCAATACGATAGATATTCTTCATTAGGACCTGCTTTTCAATCAATGGGTAATATTCAAGGCTCATTAGCAGCTATGCAGCAGGAAATAAATAGGCGACAATCATTAGGTAATTTTGGTATGCCTCAACAAGGTTCTGGTGGTGGACCAGGCGCGTCATTTACTGATCCTAATAATACAACTACTACAGGTAACTTTAGTATTAATCCTAATGCTAATGCTTCGTTAGCACAAATGGCAACAGGTGCACCAGGTTCAGATACTGGTAATTTTAGCGATGGTAGTGTAGGCTACGCAGTCAATAGATTTGGAGGTTTTGCTGGTCCAACAGGAGGAGGCGTTATGCCAACTAATGTAGCTACAGATGCTAATTTTACCCCAGGAACAAGAATGGCTGCTGGAGAAATGTTTGGTAATAGTACACAATTTAGACCAAGAAAAAGATTAATAAATTTATAAATAAAAAACATGAATCATAAACATTATAAAATAGACCCAGGCCACACAAGAGATATGGGTGGTAAAAGAGGTGGAATAGTTGGAGAAAGTGCCATATGGGACGGACCATTAAGTCAAGTAGGTAGACTACACGGTGAAGGTTCTAGTTCTGGTATATATGGAATGAAATTAAAAACTGCAGGTGTTCCTTATTCACCAGGTCCAATAACATTAAAAGCACAACAATAAAATGACACTATTTAACAGAGCAATTCCGGTTTTATTAAGCGATACTATAAATATACCTCAACCAGGTGAATATATATCTGCTGCAAGTAGCACGGGTGGTGCAACAATAACCACAGCAGGTGCTGAATTTAAAGGTCAATATAACCCAGCTAGAACAGGTTATAGTAATAGAGTTGCTGTAGGCGATGTAGTATATGTAGATAGCAATGCTACAGGTCGTCCAGAATTTATTACTCAAGTAACAGATGTTAATAGTGATACGGTTTTAACAGTAGATCCACCGGTTGGAGGAATCGCTGCACCTTATAATTATAAAATATATAGAAGTAATGGAGGATTAAATAATTTAACTGCAGGTAATCCAGGTTACACGTTAATTGGACCATTCTCTACAAACACAATATTAAACGTAATACCAGCTGGTCAGGATAGTCCAGTTTTTATTAAGCCAAATGATACATCAGATTTAGGTATGGAGCAAGTATTAGTACAAAGAGTACTCTCTACAGACTCAGTCGATGTAACAGAATATGGTTTAGTAGCATTACAAAAGTCAGATGATTAAATAAATAAATAAAAGTAAAAATTAGAAATTATGGGATACAAACAAAACAATCCACTACCTATGATGAAGTCAGCTCTTAGAATGGAAAAAGAGATGAGAAAATCAGGTATGCACAGAGATTCAGCTATGTACATGGGCCATGAGTCACCAGCTGAAATGGGACATAGTCCAATGGAAATGGGACACAGTCCAATGGAAATGGGTCATTCACCTATGGAAATGGGTCATGAGTCACCAGCTAAAAATATGAATAAAGGATATGGTCAAGAAGTTAAGTCTCCAATGAAGAGAGAATCAGCAGAATTAAAAGACATGCCAATAGTTGATATTGAAAAAGGTAAAGCTAAAGGTGATATGAAAAAAGGTTCTCCAGCAAAAATGGGTCATGATAAAAATGATGATTCACCAGCTAATCACTATTTTGATCCAATGCATAAACAGCATAGAGATGATCACAAGCCAAAGAAGCCAAAGAAAAAAGGTTCTCCAGCTAAAGCTGCTAAACCAGATTATATTGATATTGATGGTGATGGCAACAAAGAAGAGTCTATGAAGCAAGCGGCTAAAGATAAAAAAGGTTCACCAGCTAAAAAATATGACAGAGTTGTATTAGGTGGTAACAAAGGTGATAAGTCTAAAACTAAGCCTGGTAAAAAGGATTACGAAAAATAATAATTATGGGAAGAGGATATAGTGGTAATCACCCTCGTTTTTCACACAGACAAGACGAGAGATACGATGCTAAGGAAGCATACAACAAAGATCTTACCGCCTCTGCACGTTTACACTATTTAGAAAATGATAGACATGATCATGATTCTCCAGCTCATGGACATTGTACACCAATGCACAAACACAATAGAGCACATAGATTAAGAGAAAGAGCTATTAAAATTTCTGAACGTAGCGGTGCTGAAAGAGGTGATGAGTATGATTATGAAAACCCAAAAGTAATGAAACTTCTTGATAAAGCTAACAAACTTGATGAAAGAAGTGGTGGTACACATACAAAAATAGAAGCAGTTGGAATGCCTATAGCTCGTGATGCAGATGGAAATAATGTTAATCCTGATAAAACAATAATGAAAAAAGTTATTACAGAACCATTAGTGCGTAATTTTGCACCAAATGATGAAAGATCAGGTGAAATTAGAAATGAAATGCTTGATGAAATGCTTGATGATAGACCTGATTCACCATTTAACGCATGTGCTAAATCAGAAGGAGGAAGCGGATGTATTAAGCAAATGGGTGGAGCATGGAGAGTAATAAGCAATAAAACAGACAAACCTTGGCCTGCAAAATATGCTAGTAAATCAAAAGCAGAAGCTGCATTAAGAGGTTATCACGCGGGATAACATGGATACAATAGGTAAATTCAGAACAAATTTTTTAGGCAAAGGTAGATCTTTTAAAATAGGATTTAACAATAGATCACCATTTAGTTATATATCTAGTACTGGACCAGCTGTTCCAGCTACTTATGATGGTGGTGTACCTCTTGTTAACTTTAAACCTTCACAATACGCGCAAGCATTTGATACAAGCGACGCTGTAAGAGCAGAACATGAAATGTTTAAAAAAGTAGGTGAAGTTGCTGGTAAAGTAGCTGGTGCTGTAGGTTCAGCTGTTGTTGGTGGTTTTAAAGCTACCAATAATCCAGGCGCTGGATTTGGAGATTTTTTTAGAGGAGCTGCTGATGGGTTTAAAAATCCTCCTAAATTAAGTGATGAAGCTCGTAAAGGTATTGACTCAGGTATGAGTGATATTAGAAAAAATTCAAGTTCTTCTAATAAAAATTTGTATAATCCTTTTCAAGATTACCAAGTAGATAACAATACTACTAGTAATAATAATAACAACACTTCCAATGTTTCTTCAAAATCAACTAGCCCAGTATATGATTGTATAATCGTTAAAGGTGGTAAGTGGGAAAACGGTAAGTGTAGTAAATAACAGTCATGGATCTGTATAAAACCAAAAAATTTAGAAATATATATTAACATTAAAAATTAAAAACATGGCAAAATTTATTAACTTTAACATTGTTGGTGGATATAATCAAGCTGCAGGAGCTGCTGATTCTTCATTAGACGGTGATAATTTAGTAGCTGTTGATAGCATTGTAAATGTAAAAGCAGTAGAAAATGGACCTGGTGGAGTATACAATGTGGTTCTTCAGTTAAACGGTTTAGCTGGTGCAACAAGCTGTACAGTTACATGTGGAACAACTGCTGAAGCAGATGATCCAGCTAGTAACATACCAACAGCAACTGATTACTTAGCATTAATGAAAAAAGCGGTAAACAGAGCAATCACTGCTAATCCAGGTGGTGTAAAAGCTAGTGTTATCTTACCATTAGATAGTGATGATCCTAACTTAAAGTATGATCAAACACTAAGAGTTTATTGGAAAGACATTGTAATAGCTTAACATGAAACCTAGAGGTTTAGGCGATAGTATAGCTAACTTCACACAAAAAACAGGAATTAAGGCTGCGGTAGATAGAATATCTAGCAGCCTTAATAAACCCTGTGGATGTAAGCAAAGGCAAGACTATTTAAATAAAAAATTTCCTTATAACAGATGAAAATTAGATTAGGTTCAGGTTTTAAAATTAAACCTTTTTTTCACACTGATAATACACCTATTCATCATGTAGACCTGGAAGAAGGCGTTTTAGGAAAAGCAAATAAAAACGGTACTATATTAGTATCAGATAAAATAACAGATCCAGAAGAAAGACAAAGCGTTATAGATCATGAAAAAGTTCATATTGATCAAATCAAAAGAGGTGATTTAGATTATGATGATGACTTTGTATACTGGAAAGGAAAAAAATATTCAAGAGATGATATGAAAGAAGGAGCTGAGGATTTACCTTGGGAAGCTGAAGCATACTCTAAAACTGATCCATTTGAAAAATATTAATTATGGGATATAAACAAAGTAATAATCCATTTAGCAGAAGAACATCTAGTCCATTATTTAGCGGTCATAATAGAAGCATGACTGTAATGCTACCTAGTAGTAGAAATAAAATTACAACTAGTATAGATAATACAAACTTAAATGAGCAAGGACAGAATCAATCATTTGTTTTAAATAATGCTTATAAAACAATTCAACAAAGAATAAATGAAGCTAATAATTTTGCAAATGATTTTAATTTAGATAACATGTCTTTAGAAGAAGCAACTAGATTTGACGAAGCAGAAGCAAATGCTATGAATAATCTTAGTGAAGCTGAAGAAAATTTTATTAGAGTTAGTGATTCTATAAATAATGTTAATAAAAAACGTTTTACTCCTCTTAAAATGACTAGTCCTCTTAATGATAATCATGACTGGGAAGAAACTTTACAAGATGAAAGAGATGGTTATAATGTAGGTGATTGGGGTAATGAAACACGAGTAGAAAATCCAGACGGAAGTATAACAATAACTCAAACAAGAGATTTAAATAAACAAGGTGGTGGCGGCGGAGGTTTTGTTAATCCAGCACAGCCTAATCAAACATGGGACGAATGGTTAGAAACTCCAGAAGGTATAGAGTGGAGAAGTAAAAATCCAGGTCAAGATACAAGAAGTAGAACTATTAGAAAAAGAGAACCATCAAGAGCTGTAAGCACACTGACAGGCGAAGGAATTACAGATGTTTCAAGAGACATTGATATCCCTGAAATTAGAAAAGTAGTTACGCCTATGACTGAAGATGACATGAATAGAAAAAGACGTGAAATTGAACAAAGTAGAAAAGATGATGAAAGATCAAAAAGAAAACGTAGAAGAAAAAGATGGTGGAGTAATGTCACAGGTGATATTGGAGATTTTGTAGGAGACGTAGGTAGAGGTATTGGTAATGTTGGAAGAGGTATTGGAAAAGGAGCAGAGTTTGTAGGTAGAGGACTTTTAGATGTAGCATTAGCACCAGTTGATATTACTAGAGGAGCTTTATTTCCATGTAATTACTGTAACAAAGGTCTTGGTTCTAATATCATAGAAAAAACTAGTTTATTTGGCGGTAGAAGAGGTTTAAGAAAAATATTATAATGTCTAAAAAAGCATTTAAAGATACAACTGTCGGACAATTATTGTTTGGCGCGGCATCTGTAATAAATCCTACTTTAGGAAACGTATTACAAGGTGTTACATCTCCTAAAGAAGCAATAGCTGAAATAGCTAAATCAGATGTTTCTTTAGATGATAAGATTAAATTACAACAATTAATATACGAACAACAAAACAAAGAAATAGAAGCTATTACATCTAGATGGCAAGCTGATTCTATGTCGGACTCATGGTTAAGTAAAAACGTGCGTCCACTTGTTTTAGTATGGTGTATTGTTGTATTTTCTTTTGCAGGTATATTAGATAGTATTGATACTATTCCATTTAATATACATGAAACTTGGAATGATACATTTGAAAAAGTTATGATGGCTGTTGTGTTAGCGTATTTTGGTGGGCGAAGCAGTGAAAAAGCAGTTAGTATATTTAAAAAGTAAAAAGCTATAATAACAGGTAATTATACAATTAGAAATTAAATTAAATTAAATATTATGAAAAAATTACTATTAAGTATAGCTATGCTATTTAGTATTGCTATGCACAGCCAAGACTTTACTGAACAATTAAAAGGTGTTTGGTCAAGTGAAAGAACAAGTTATTATGTAGTTGTATTACACGATGATAAAAAAGGTTTTGAGTTTGTTAATTTTTCTTTTGAAGAAAACAAATCATTGCCAGAAACAGTTATTGAAGAAGGTAAAAACTATGTAAAAACACAATTAACTAATCCTTCAAATGGATATAGTGTAAATATTACTTACACTATAAAAGATGATAAATTATATTGCAAGTTTGAAGGCGATGCAAAACACTCAACAGTATATAAAAGATACTGGATAATGACTAATTAAATTAAATAAAATGGCAGAAAAAAAGATAACAAAGGAAGAATTAGATAAGATTTTAGATTTTCAAAATAAACTATATAATCTTTCTACAGATGTTGGTATTTTAGAAACTCAAAAACACGCATTACTACATGAATTAGCGGGTACTAACAATGATCAAGAAGAATACAAAAAAGTATTAGAAAAAAAGTACGGTAAAATAAATATTAATTTAGAAGATGGTACTTTTGAAGAGTTAAAAGAAGATGAATAATGTAATTAGAAAGATTAGTATAGGAGCTGATTACAAAAATGAAGCAATGCATTATTCAGTTGGTCAGCAAGTATATGGTGGGCATGAAATATCCCACATCTTATTTGATGAAAAAGATAACTCATATAATATTTACATAAAGAAAAACAATGAAGTATTACCATGGAAAAAATTTAATTCTAACATGGCAATATCTATTGAGTTTGATTTAGAATATTAATGAAGAGTTTATATGATTTTATTATAAAGCCTCACGGGCAAGGTAGATATAACAATAGTAAAAAAATAAATGAAAAAGAATTAATTTTAAATACTAAAATTGAATCTTGGAAGTTTGTAAATCGTTTTGCTGAAGTTGTATCTACACCGTTGGCTTTTGACACTGTTATAAAAAAAGGCGATATTATAGTAGTACATCAAAATGTTTTTAGAAGATTTTACAATATGCAAGGTAAACAAGCTAACAGTAGGTCTTATTTTAAAGATGATTTATATTTTGCTGCTGTAGATCAAATATATTTATACAAAAATAAAGGTGATTGGAAAGCTTTTGGCGACAGATGCTTTGTAATGCCGATAAAAAATACTGATCCTCTAGTAAACAGAAAAGAGGAACCTTATGTTGGTATATTAAAAATAGGTAATAATAACTTAGAAGCATCTAATATTAATCCAAATGACTTAATAGGTTTTAAACCCGGTGCTGAATGGGAGTTTTTTATTGATGATCAACGATTATATTGTATGAAATCAAATGATATTGTAATTAAGTATGGAAATAAAGAAAATAAAAGGGAATATAATCCAGGCTGGGCGAATAGCTGTTGATGAATTAATCAAAGTAGCTAAAGAGCCAATTATAGATTTTGGACCTGATATTTCCGCAGACAGACTTAAAAATGCTGCAGCTACAAAAAAATTAGCTATATTCGATGCATTTGAAATACTATCTAAAATAAATGAAGAACAAAATATTATTGATGGTAAAGTAGAACAAGAAACTAAAAAACCTAAAGCTTTTGCTGGTTTTGCAGAAGGGAGGTCAAAATAATGTATCAACAAAGTTTATACAAAGTATTAGAAAACTATATTAAACCCAAGGTTCTTAATAAAAACAATAAGTATAAAAAATGGGAATATGGTTATAACGTAGAGCATGACGTTGTAATTATAAGTAAGACAGGTGAAATAGGCGAAATAATACAAATACAAAATTTAGTTATAGCTTTACCAAAAGCTAAAGACGTTCATAAATTTGAATCAGATAGATTTGAATATGTGCCGTTACCTAAAGAATTAAAAAGAATTAAAACGATATTTGATTGGGAAGAATATTCGTTAGACTTTAAAGAAACATGGTATGATTACATTAATGAAGAGTTTGCTCGTAGAGAAGAAGGTTTTTGGTTTTATAATAAAGGCAAGCCTACTTATCTCACTGGCACTCATTATATGTACTTGCAGTGGAGTAAAATTGACGTTGGGAAACCAGACTTTAGGGAGTCAAATAGATTATTCTTTATTTTCTGGGAAGCTTGCAAGGCAGATCCACGATCCTATGGGATGTGTTACCTTAAGAACAGGCGTTCCGGGTTTTCTTTCATGGCCTCAGGAGAGGTGGTTAAC